GAGCCCGATGACGGCCCCAAGTTCACGTCCCACTGAAGGCCACTGTCCCAAGTCGCCAGTGGCTGACCAGAATCCCATTGCGTGATTAGCGGAGGAACGACCATCGACTAGACCGCGTTCACAGTGACGTTAGCAATGATGCAAGCCGCCGCCTCGTTGAACGCAATTGGAACGTCCTGTACGGCAGGAGGCGCATCGCTCGGGCGGCTCTGCAGAATCGACGTGACGTTATAAGTATTTCCCAAAGCGTCAAGCTGGGCTTGGGTTAGTCCCGTTGCGGCTACCGCTGCATCACCACTTAGGTTGGCCGGGCTATACAGACGACTTAGATACGATTTCTCGCCAATTGAAAGCCCTGTAAGGAAAGCTGCAACGGCTTGTTGTATAGCCGTTGCGGCCGCTACCGTGTAGCCAGTCAGCTTGGCTATGTTGACTACAACCGTGATCTGCACGACGGTTAGTTGGTAGTAGTGAATTGTGTTAGGCACGCCCTTGCTGTCTACAAAGACCCCCGAAGTGGTTCCGAGCGTGGTTGTCCCAGGGGACTTCGTTTTGCCAATTGCGTCTACGATATCCTGAGTAGTCCCGCCCTGAATGACAGCATAGATCGAATGCGGCCCTTGACCATTGACATCGTCAACGTCTGTGTCGTTCTCATAAATCGTAAACCTGGTGACGTTTGCGACGTTTGCGATAGCTGCAAAGATCGAACCCAAGATCGTAATGGCTGGTCCTGCCACCGAGTTGGTCGCAATCTCCCGAAGAGCCCCGTCTTGCTGCACAGGGGCTCCAGCCGTTGCAGGGCCGATGTTTACGGCTGATTGCCAACCCTGCGTCGGGGTTAGGATCGCACTGATCTGGCCCGGGGCAAAGGACGTAGCCCCCGCTACTGTGTTGGTGATCGAAACATTGATTGTACCAGAGTCAGGAATCACTACTGTCGGGGGAAGATTCCAAATCGTGCCCTGACCTAGGTTGTCCCCGACCTGACCGTTATTGATGGGCGTGTTAGCCGTACCAACAATTGTAATCGTATCGGTACTGAACCCAGCCACTGCCCGGCGAACGCCAGTCAGCTTAACAAGGCTGGAAAGCCCAGCCCCTTGCGCGGTGTTAAGCGAAAACGCATTGTAGGTATTCTGTGTTGCGTTGTTAGCATCATCGACCGCCTGAGCAAAGATCGCAAGAAATTGTCCGTCCTGGTCGTCGGCGTCCAGCGCTGAGTCAGCACCGTAAATCGTGAGGTACTGCGACTGAAGCTGCGTGAAGACATCAGAGTAATCGGGGATACTTATCCCCGTTGAATCAAGTGTGGGACCGAGTGTGCTCATAAAACCACCTGGAGCGGAACTGGAGTTTGGCTATACACGGTCGTAATCGTTCCTGAAACAGTAAGTCCACGAGGGCCGGGGCCGCCTAAAACACTGCTGTAGTTGCTCAGCGCGGTAACGCCATCTGTCTCTAGGATGACTGTCCTAAGGGCGACATCGCGCAACGAGGCCGTGTTGTAACCAAGAATCTTTTGGAGGTAAGGCGTACCAATCGTCTTGTCTAGAAACCACTCACCCGTCCATAATCCCAACCTGGTCTTGACTTTCTGAGCCACTCCTTCGGGGGAATTGATCCAGAAGTTGGCCTCACCTTGTCCAATTTGGTAGTCGCCCACCGCACTCAGCTTGCGAACCCTCATAGGATCGGCCCCGTGTCGCCACCACCAGTTTGTACACCCGTATGAACATGTGTGGCCCCAATATCCTTACCGCCCTGTTTGACCTGAGCAGTACCAAAATCCACCGCGCCTCCGTTCTGCCCCTTGATCGTGTTACCGGCCCCGCCCAGTTGCAAATTACCAAGTAAGGCAATGTTGGTGGCCATAAGAGAGATCGTATGCGTTGTCGGATTGAGTTCGATGAACTCTGTACCATCCTTGGTACGAAGCTGCGCACTTACTGTACTGATGTCTCCCGGAATATTTGGTTGCGACATTCCTCCAGTCGGAAAGAAGAACCCATCCGAAAGATCGTGCATCCGAAGTTCGGCCTGCTTCTGAATACCACCGTTCTGCCACCAGGCATCGATGCAGCGCGATGCAAAGACCAGCAGCCCTTCGTCGCCTGCCGCGAGCGGAAACGTAAAGACGAAGCCCCCACCACCCGGGTACATGACCGGACAATCGAGGCAAAGCGGCAATTGAGTATCTACCCAGGTGCCATCTGGTTGCCAAATCTGGGCCTGTATGGTAGGTTGAGCCTGAACCGTTACTGCCGCCGCATTGAACGAAGACACCGTGGCGGGAAGCGCCGTCCACATGTTGGCCTGCTTATCGCGCAGCGCTGCCTTAATCGCCTGTAGGCCAGCGTTAAAGCCTTTTGTCGGTACTCGCTCGTTGCGGTCCAATGTACTACCCTCAACCGTCTAGCCGTAAGCCGGAACGTTACCGGCACCCGAATTACCAGACTGATCCATCGAAAGCGCGATGATGTTTGTCTTCCAGTCGTTGCCGTGGCCACGATTATCGCCTTCGTGCTCGACAACGAGCGCGACATACGTACCGTCTGTCGATGTATTTGCAAAGAACTGGAAGTCACTGTAAGCGGGGTAACCCGCGCCCTGGTAGGTATTCGTTGTCGTTACGATGTCTTTGTTATTGAGCTTGATGCGTGTGCCAGGCTTGATCTGCGGATTGAGTAGACAACTTACCTCGATGCCCTGCGTTGTTGCAATGGGAACACCGATCATTCCGGTTTGAGCATTAATGACAACCGCCTCGCCCGGAAGGTAACCCGTCAACGGATGAAAGTTGACTTTCCCATCTGGTCCAATCGACCAAACCATACCGCTCGTGTCGGCAACATCGCTCATCTTTTCGCGGGCGAGGCCGAACATAACCTTACCACGCGGAAGGACGCCACCTGTTCCGAGGCTATCGGGAAGGTTCCCGTACTGAAGCCCCTGAGCTTCTGGGCCAGCGAGGCCCTTAACAACAGATGAGTTGTTGACTGCGTTCTGTGCTGCGTGGAGTTGATCTTTCTGAGAAGCGCCCGCCTTGATCGAAGTGTTCACAAAGCCGAAGTTGTGGATGATGTCCAAGTTTGACGCCATGATGTCAACAAACGATTCGATGTTGCTCAAGCGACCCTTCTTGACGCGAATGATGGTGCCTGTGAAGACTACACCGAAGTTACCTGTCTCGTATCCAGCCTGAAGCGTCACGCTTTGAAACTCTTTTTGGATTTGCTGGGCTGTTGAGGCAGCGAGGTTAAACACACGAATCAGTGCGGTCGGCGGGGCGTCTAGGTCCATCGCGTTGACCTGGAACGTACAGCGCAACGCACCTAGCTCTAGGCCCGGCTGGTTGGACTGTTGTTGGGCCGGAGCCTTACCAACGAACAACCTTCCTGAATTGGCCGCTGGCGCGGCTCCAGTTGTACCCGCATCTGTTGCGGGCGCAGCCGGAACCGCTAGGCCTGTTCCGCCCGGGGTGGACGGATTGCCATAGACAATCAACGAAGTCTTGCGAAGGTACTGATTAGCCATTAGGGCGTTGCGGTCGGAATTATGAAGAAAAGGTTACCTGTTGAACCAAGCGTCTTGAAGTCAGGTACTAGATCAGGATTGTTCGTGCTTTGAACAACCATCGCGCCCCCAATACCAAGATAGCTGTACTGCTCTAGAAGGTCGCACCCGGTAATCATCGGAACGCCCGTGAGAATATTGTTCTGCTGAATATCCTGAATGTCGAGTACCCAGGCGTTCGAAAACTTGTTCCACTTGACCTTCAGATGATAACTCACGCCAGCCAACGAGATGTTAAACTCCTGGTTTGCCGGAATGAGCGGAATGACGTAAGCGTTGCTATTTGATGGTAGAATGTTTGCAGCGGGCATAGCTTACCGACCGAAGCCCGCTGAGAAGGGGGCGTTGCCGTAGTTAAACGCGGCCTGGGTTGGTGCACGAATTACGCCCGTACCACCTGCAAACTGGGTCTGCTGGGTACCGGTGCTCTGCGTCGCTCCGGTGTCCTGCGGAGCAGCCATGTTCGCGCTTGGAGGCACCGACACTGTCTGCGTGTCAACTAGGATAATCTCGCGCATCCGCACGGTCAGAAGAAGGACGTTCTCTGTCGCTTCGTCGGTGACCGTGTGCAGCATCAAGATAACCATGTTGCGGTAAAAACGCTTGCCGGTGATAACCTCAAACGGTTGGCGACTGGCTTGAAGTGCTAGGAACTGCGCGTAGACATTCTGGACGTAGTTCGGGTCCCCAAAACTATTAGGCGAGCTATTAGAGTATCCCACATCGATCGTAAGGCGGGCGGGAGCTTTGTAGGAATGATCGGTAACATCAGCGCCCTGCTCCACCGGGTTGTCAGTGACGATCAGTTCATCTTCGTGATCTTCACGAATTGTAACGTCCGCAATAAAGCCCGCAATATTTCGCTGACGCACAAAGATGAAGTCCAGCAGCCCCTGGGCCACAGCTTCAATGAGAGGTAGTCCAATCGGGAGGAAGCTCATCGTACCACGCCTTGGATGTTCCTAATCAGGTTCTCGTTAGCCATGTTGTGGGCGTCCCCGTAGGCTTTCGCCGTAGACATGACATCGGCTCCGGGTGGAACGTTGACCGTGGTTTTACTGTTCAAATTGATGTGCGTTGTGTCGCCACCTTTTTGACCTTTGTCAGCTAGGTTGGACAAGGTATCAGCCATTGGCCCAGCCCGTGACATATCGGACATCTCACCCGCTGCCCCTGGCCTCTCAAAAAGATGTATGAACGTTCCGGCCGCTTCCTTGTTACTCATGCCCGGCTGATAAAGCTTCTTGCCCGCTTCTGTCTCGCCGCCCTGAGTAAGCTCCCAAAGGACGTACTTTAGCTGGTCCTCGAAAGACGAGCCTTCGATCTTTTGTCCGAAGCGCTTCTCGATAGCGTCCTTGCGCGACTTGGTGAGCCATTGCGCAATTCCAGTTGCACCGCTCGTTGGATTGGTATTGTTCGGGTCAAGACCGCTTTCACTAAAGAGGCCCGCAGCGATGCCCTGAGCCGAACTACGGGGAAACCCGGCTGCCTCAAAGAAATCGGCTGCCTGCTTAGCCCGGTCGGTCGCTGCCTTACCGGGCGTGCCCCCTAGGAAGGGTATCGCGCTCGCGCCGTACTTACCTACAGCCGCGTGAGCCCCGTAAACAGCCCCTCCGGCGGCTAGTAGGGGAAAGGCTAGGCCGCCTGCCCCGATACCGCCCGCCGCGCTAGCGGTCCCCGCTCCGCCGCCTAGGACCCTTCCAAAAATCTTGGTGAGGATCGCGCTGGCCCCTACCGTCCCCGCGAGCGTACCGAGAGTGCTAATCCAACCGTTCGTAGCCACGTCGGCCTTAGTCAGCCAATCGATAAAGGCGGTCAGGCGCTCAACGCCATGAGTGACCGGGTCGATGAAGTCAAGCGCCATACGCTCGCCGAATATCTCCAGGACACTCTCTAGGCTGTTAATCGCCCGTCCAAGAATAACCGATTTGCCAGCCAGCGCTTCAGGGTCAATTCCAGCTGCCTTCTGACGCCGGACAAAATCTTCCTGAGCCTGTCGCTCAACGGCTCCGAACTTCTGAAGGTGAAAGAGCGTCTTTTCGTCCATGCCGATCATCTCGGCAAACCGGGCCTGTAAGAAGTAGGGCATCCCGCTCTTGCCGAGCCGGTCAGCAACACCCTGTGGAGTATTCGCGCCGCCAAAGATCGCCTTCAGCCAGGGCTGGGTACGCAACGTCGTGGCGATACCCTCAATCGAGGCATTGGCTTCGTCGGCGCTAAGACCTATCTGTTTAAACGCGAATTGCGTAGACTGGATATAGCGCACACTTTGACTCGTGCGCTGCGACATGTAGTACAAGCTCTCGTACTGTCGCGCGACGCGGGTAACCATCGCCTCGATAGCACCAGCCGTCTCTACGGCTGTAGCACCTAGCTCCGCAGTCTTGGCGCCAGTATGGGCGAGAACACCGAGAAACCGTTTCATGGACGGTTCGTCAATTTTCCAGCCGAGTTGGACCAAATATTCTTGTAGAGTCATTTCTCTTGAGCCCGCCGCTGGTTCTCAGCAACCACCGCAATGTGATCGTTGGCTATCGCTAGATCGTAGAGCGTAATTGTACCATCAAGCAAGCTTTCCAGCTTACAATAGCCACGGCCCACCGGGGCCATCAACCAGTCTTCTCCTCCATCGAGCCCTGCCCATTGCTTTCGGTTGTCTTCGGCCCGTCCGAACCGGACAGGCCTTCGGAGAAAAAATCGAGTAGCTTATTGTGCTCGAAGACCGCGTAGATCAGCTTGGTGATTGTGTGGATGTCCATGTCCGCGAATTGCATCTGACCGGCTGAAGCCAACACTGGCTGAAAACCCACCGCTCCTCGCTGCTTAACAACGCCCAGACACATGTTCCAGATACGCTCACGAGTTTCCGGTTGTAAGCCCCCTAGTGAAGAGGTAATCATTCCCACAGTTGAGAGGTAGCTGCGGTCATCCATCTCCTTCGGACGGTCGCGCTTAAGCAGCGCGAGGCCTGTGAGAATACTTCGCGCATCGGCAATCAAGTGCATCTGGTCAAACGCTGAAAGGCGTCCTACGGCGTAGGTCTTCGATTCAATCTGGACTGTAGTTTCGAGGGCATCCGTCATTGTAATTTCCGGTTATGGTTGGGGGTTTCGAAGTTCTCAAAAAATTCAAGGTTGGTGTAGACAACGTAGTCTTGCTCCATCTCCCTTTCGTCTATTACGCCTAGTAGGAACTCAGAAGCCATTTCACCGAAGTGTTCGGCAGCCGCGACCTTCAACGTTGCGGCTAACTCAGCCTCACGGCTCAAGGATTGGTGAGATCGGGGATACCGGCCCCCATCCACTCGTTGACGATTCCGACGTAGGACCATTCGATCACGTTGCCTTCCTCAGCCCAGCTGTTGTTCGGGAAACGAACAAAGGACATCTGGCGTCCGGACACCACATCGCCACGGGCCGTGTCACTGACTACGATAACGTTCTGGCCCCAATTCGCAGCGCTGATGCGCTGAAAGTTAAGACCATTCATCAGGACCGCATTGATCGGCGAGGTCTTGAGAAGCCGCACAATGACCCGCCCAGTCATCGACGCCCGTAGCGATGTCATGATACTGCCATCGGCCCCGGTTGTAACCGTCGTCTTGTCTTCTTCCATTTCGACGGAGATACCCTCTTTGGCGGAGCCCGCCGAAGAGCCGATTTGAGCATTCAGTCCTGGACCGAGAATACTGGCCTGAACTGACAAAAACGAATAAGCACCCATAGTTCAGGCCCTCTCAAATGTTGACGAAGAGTGTATTCAAAACAGTGTCGATGGCACCCGCGCATTTTGCAGCCGTTTGGATCGGCGGGCAGATGCGTGCAGCACGGGCGGATTGCGCCTGGTTCGCAATCGGCTGGGCATAGATGTAGTAGCCCTTGTCCAGGAACTGGCCCGCTGTAAGTTGCCCGAAGGCGTTCCCAGTCCAAACCCCGGGAGCCAGGAAGCCGTTGACGACAAACTGCGCGCAGGCTCCCTCAACACCAGTCTTGATAGTGTTGACCCCTGGATCAGTCTGCGGAATCTTGGTCGGCGTGCCTTGCAGGATGCCAAAGACATTCGACATGATCTGCAACCGAAGCGCGTCGGCTCCGATGATCGTATCGATGAACTGTCCCGAGGGACAGATGCCTTGTTCGATAATCGGCGTGCCCGTTCCAAACTGATAGCTAACGTAGACGTTGCCATTGTAGCTATCGATGGCGCTGGCCTGAGAGCCGGTCAGCAACTCAGGGATAACGCCCGGCTCTGACTTGTACATCAGGCTGATGCAAGTCAGGCTGCCAGCGTAGTTGGTAGTTGCAATACGAGCCGCCATACTCCAGGCCGCATAGAGGTTCGTGGACGAATACTGCCACGCCGTGTGCTGGGATTGAAGTTGCTGGAGCAGATACCCAATGTGCGTGATATCGCCGGTCGAAAGCACCTGCACTTCGTTGGTTGTGACCCATTGGAAATGCGGGGTACTAGCGCCATCGATGTAAGGCGCAATCGCAACCGTGTCTGTGTCCACCGCGTCGGGAATGATAACATTATACCACTGACCCCCGAACTGCGTATCGAATAACACAACTGCCGCGAGCGCAGATTCGGCTGCGACACCATTCGCAACATAGGCCCCATTGGAGGCCGCTAGGCCGCCTACCTGAGCCGAGATGTCAACGCCGGTCGTACCAGCCAGCATGAACGAAATTGCCGACGTAGCGCCCGTGGTTCCAGACGTAAACTCGAAACGGGTGTAGACCGCGTTGTAGACGACAGTGACCGCTGCATAGGCACCGCCCAGACCTTGAACAGCAGTCTGGATGATAGCCGCCACGCCCGCGAGCGTAACCGCTGCCGAGAAGTTCATGGCCGGAACGTTAGTGGACGCACCACCGTCCACCGCGACCTTGAAGCTTCCGGTAGTGATTCCGGTCCAAGCCGAAAGCAACTGATTCGCTGCGCTGAGTGGAGCGCAGATCAGCTTGCCCGCTGCGGCGTTCTTGCACCAACGACCGACGTTCATCGAAAGCGGTTGAGGGGATTGACCGAACCATAACACCGCAGCGAGGTATTCTTCCGCGCTGGTGCCGAAGTCAGTGGCAATCGCACCTAGCGTCAAGTAGGTCCGCATGCGCGACACGGTATCGATTACCGTGCTGGTACCGAGGACAAGTCCTGTGCTTAGCGACGGGGCCTGTACGCCAGTCGGCGTGATAACCAGTTGGGTATTAACCAACCGCGAAATAGGAAGGGGCGTAGCGGTCATTAGACGTTCTCCTTCTGCGCCGCTTCGTCACGAAGCTTCCCGATGTGACGTTCCTCGGCCTGGTGCTCATCGAAGGTGCGCCTGACCGCGAGGTGGTACGCCCGGTTCGCGCTCGCAATCTCTGTGCCGCGAAGGTTCCAGTTCTTTTTCTCTTCCTCGGTGAACGCCGCCCAATTGCGGTGAAGCGGGGCCGGAAACTTCTCGTGCGCTTCGGCAACGTAGGTCTTGTGGGCTTCGAGATGCGCGCCAAATTCCTTGGCGCGCCGCTTTGTCCGGTCGTCGTCGCTTTCCTTTGCGGCGTTGTCCAGCCGAAGCTTGTGTCGCTCAGCTTCGGTCGGGGGAAGCTTGACCTTCTCTTCCAGGACAGGAATAGCCGGAGGGGCCGCCTGCCCGTTATTGATACCATTATCATCAGGCATGACAGCCCTCCTTAGGTTGCGCGCCAGGACTGCGGAGGCAGTCCGGTGTCGTAGTAGATAATGCCCGTTGCTGAGATTATCGTGTTGACCGGGTAAGCGCGATCGATCTGTCGATTGACCGCAAACTCGAAATCAACGCGGTATTGCCAGCGCTTCTTCAGTAGCTCGGGAACAGTAATTGCCTCACCGAGCTTGGTGAGACCCATTCCAGCCAGAAATAGCGGCTCTCGGTTCTGTGGGATAGACAACCCATCGCGCAACAATGCAGCGTACTGGTCAGCCAATCCTAATGAGCCGGTATCATAGAACGTTGTGGCGACGTTTAGCTCTTCATGCTTCTGGAGATGATCCGCTCCGTCTTCTGGAGCGTAGGGAAGTCTTCCTACAAAAGGATACTCATCGGAGGGCCGCCGCGCGATCTTAAACGCACACCAGGCGTTACCTTGCTCAGGCACGTTGGGGGGTTCCGTCTGCCAATAGGGACGCACCATAGTTCTGTCAAGACCACTTATTCCTGAAATCACATCGTGGAAAAACCTAAGAAGGGCCTGCCCTTCTAGCGGCGCGGGTGCGGGCGCTGGTTGGAGATAGCCCCCAGTAGAACTAGTGTTGGTCATGTTGGAGCGTTAACCCACTCTCGGAAAGTAAAGCTGTCCCCAATTTCAGAGTTGGCCGTACCCACTACAAACATTGCCCCCGTCGGTATCGGGTAATTCTGAAACGGCGGGAAGTATTCGCTTGGGGCTACAATGAAGCCAGCTTCGGTGTCTCCGTCCTCAAAGATGATCATCGCGACTTGTGACGTGTTTTGGTAAAGGAAGCCAGCCCGTAGAAGATTGGCTGGAGCAACCTGCTGAGGCGTAAACGTGGGACCGATCGCAGGAGCCCCAAGCACTCCGGAGAAGTCATTGATCTGGTCCTGAGCCTGCCAAGTGACCTGCTGTGGAAAGCCGTTGCCATCGATAATCGTAACGAGAGCCATTCTCAGATTCCTCCGCTCACGCCGTGGGCAAGGCTTGAATTTGCAGGATTGGTAAACACTAGCTGTCCAACGTAGGGAGGAAGCGAGCCGGGCGGGCCATCGACATTGTGGATTGAAGTCGCCTCAACCTCGATGAAGCCCGTCCCGAATTGGCTCCAGTTGTTAGGGCTAATCACTTCGTAGTAGTTATTCTGCCAGATAATGATATCTGGCTTGTATTGGGTATTTGATGGGCCCTTGGTAACGCCCCGCAAACGATAGGTAGTCACTACCACGATCGAATCAGCCTGAGCATCGAAGCCGTCTTCACGAATGAGTGACTGATCGCCTTTCGGCTGAACAGAACCGATTGCGTTGGCGTTTGAGGCCAATACAGTCGATTCGCCGTATTGATTAACGATCTCCTGACGACGCAGAACCACGAATGTCTGTGCGGCAACGTCGGTATCAATCAGGATGTCGGTGACGTCAACGGTAGGCATGAGGTTACAAGTAGTCCTCAGAGCCCACAATCGACTTGGGCGACTTGGCAAGCCTGATCTTCACCATTCCCTCAGACGGCCCCGGGCCTTCGACTTCGGCGGCCATACCCTTGTACTTGACCTTCTGCCCTGGACTAAATTTGGAGTCCCGCGTAGGCTTCCGGAAATGATTGTGGATAACGATCTTCGGTTTCATGAGCCTTTGCCTTTCGCTCTGCGGAGCACATAAACAATTGCATTTCTTAATTGCGCTGTGACAATTAAGGGCGTGAAAATTCCTTCCGCACCACCTTGACGGGAAGCTGGAGTACCAGAAGCCAAATCAGCCCGAAGCTTAGCGCGACGCTTCTTACTCTTGACCCTTGTTATCCTACCGGCAATCGTAGAAGGTGCTAGCGGAGGCGGAATACCCTCAGTGATCTTCGACTTGATCGAGCGCGTAGCGATGATACCGATCTTGTTGAGATAGGTCGTAACACTACTTGCACCGCCCTTGAGTACAGCCTTACCCGCATCGCCTAGCAGCTTGATTATCTCACCCTGAACCGCCTTGATACCCGGCTGCATAAATGGGCGGGCGGGAATCCTAGCCGCTGGACTTCCCTTATCGTGTACGTAGGCCAAAGCTGCGTTGCTAATTCCGGCCTCGCGACGGTCGTTCTTGTCTTCGGGAACACCCACCATTACGGTGGTGTTGGTCAAGACATCAACGCCCTTCAAGACCTTAGAGACGTTATCGACCTTTTTGAACACGCCTGCGATCTTGGCCAAGCGACTGTCCTTTTGAAACTTTAGGAACACACCCGTAGGTGCGGGTACTAAGTTCTAGGGCACGCTGCTCTGTAATACCCGGATAGTAGAGCTTGCAGGCGTTCACCTCTTGGTTTAAGGCGAACGCAGCCCCGATCAACATCGTCACGATTCCAAACATCCAAGAAGCCCTTACATCCTGTCTGGGTCGAAGAACTCGACACTGATCTCAGCCTTGACACGCTTACCGCGAGCGATTAGCTTCTGAGCTTCACTCAGTATCCATTTCTTCAGGCCCTCGCCATTGGAGATATGCGGCTCAGACCGGGCAAGTGTACTACCCGTCTTGACATCGATCAGCTTCGCGACGTAGCCCTTCTCGGACTTGAAGTCAGCGATGCGCTTCTTCGGGGGCTCGAAGCCGACCTTGCGCTTCATGCCCGCACCGAGTGGCCCCTGATTTGCGCTATGTTGATTCATCCGGAACTTCTGCTTCCTAGCGGCCCGCCCGCGCTCCCAGGAAGCCCGCTCGGCAGCGTTCGTGTAGGGGTTAGCGTTCTCCGTCGAATGCCAGCCCTCGCCGTAGGCGACCTCCTCTGGCGTTCCTACGCCGTCCTTATTCTTGTTCTTACTGCGAACAATCTCGCGCTTAAAGCCCGGGCTCAGCCGGTCCCATTCGACCTGCGTTGTCTTCGGAGAAATTGCACCGATTCGAATAGCTTCCTCTAAGCTAGGCGTTTCCGAGCTAGCCTGATAGCTCCAGAAGGACTTCGGAGTAGCGTCCTCTGAGCGCTCAGGCGGAACCGAGGGTGAGCTACGGGTCTGAACCGCTACTCTCGTATGAGAGCCCCAGAGCACTAGCCTGCGATAGCCGTTCTTTTCTAGGATGATCTCACTCTTGCCGGAAGGCGTACGTACACCACGCTGCACTGAGACAACGCTTTCGCCATTGCCGCTTAGAATATCACCCTTCTGAAGCGCATGGACTGGTACCTGCTGAAGGCCTTCGCGAATGTCTAGCGTTCGCGCGAACTCATTTATAATGATAATACGCCTAGTCATGGGATTTTAGATACCCTCGGTGAGAATAGCTTTTATGACTTCGATGGAAATGTACCCGGCGTACCAAAGCCAGAAGAGTAGTGCCGCCCCAATAAGGGGTAACACCAAGTCGTTAACCGGATCGAACCTCAAGAGCCAAACCCTGTGTCGCCCTGCGAAATCCCGGGCCAGGGGCCTGCCCAAGCATTGGAGCTTCCGAGATAGCCAAAATTGTTGAAGAACAGGAACGGCGGAGGACGACCAATGCCCAGTTGGATAGGCCCGGCTCCTCGAAGCTTCATCAATCGGTAGAAGCGTATGCCATAGACCGTACTATTGTAGTAACCAGCGTTCGCCTGCATATTACCACCGGTGACGGCCCCGATATCAAAGCCAACGCTGACACCGTTAACGCTCTTGTTGGAGATGATACCGATCTTGGTACCGGGATCGCCTCCGGCTGCGGCCGTTGCAATCGCCTGCTTCTCTAGCACGATCTGGTGCGCTACCCACATCTCAGTGGCAAAATCAACGAGCGTGGTCGGAGGCGTATCAGCTGTAGGTGATGACGGCCCCCAGAAAGGGTTACCCGCCTGACCTGTTGGGTTACCATAGGCCACCATAGGCTCCGCCGCGATATTCCCCGCAACAGAACTTTGATACGTACCAATACCACCCGGTGCCCCAGTAAGTTGACCCGTAATGGCTGCGCTGGTCGGAAGGTTGTTGCCTTGATAAGCAAGCGGAAAAAGCGACAACGAACCGAAGTCCACCTCGCTGACCGTGAGCACCTTGTTGGCAGCGAGCGCCCCTACGAACGAACAGACCTTAGGCTGTGAACCGACCGCGACACCGAACAATAGCTGCGCAATTGCGATCCAATAGGAGATCACTCCAGTTGGATACACAGCCTGACTTGCAAACTCGGGCAAGTCCGTGCGGAAGCTGGTAGCGGTTACAGTCATAGCCCTACCAAGTCACAGCCTGAAGCGCTGTCATGACTGTTCCGTAGGCCGTTGCCTGATCAGCAGCGCTATAACCAGTCGTCTTGAGCCTCAACATGAGTTCCTGCGCTAGCTCTATATGCGAAACCCGAACGCGCCGAACGAAATCGACTTGAATGGCGGTTAGCGCTGCCTGACCGTCTGCTTCAGCCAGGCTTCTTACTTGCGCGGTGGTTAAGGCTCCGTGTATGGCTGTGTTGCTCATGGCTGCTTCTTCTGCATGTCTTTGTTCGCTTCGAGCGAACGGTTGCCTGATGAACGGCTCCCACCGTAGCGGAAAGAGCCGTCGCGAATTTCGGCTGGAGTGACCTTCTCCGGCAGCTTGAACTTGCTGTCAGCGCTCTTGTCGGCGTTCACCGGGTCCTTCTTCGCTACCGAAGGATCGCCCGAGTACTTCGGACTGTAGGTTGCCGTCGTGGCCAACTGAGGCGCTTCCATCTTGCGACCCGGTTGCAGCCCTGTTGGCGCGGGCGGCACGGGCATGTTAGGCTTCGTGACCATGAGAGCTAACCTTTCGGTATGTTTACGGGAAACGGAGAACAGAAATGCTAAGCGAAAGTCAGACCCGGGAAGCGCTGAAGCAGGCTGAGAGGTCACTCAGCCAGTGCAGGGAAACTCAGAAGATGCTAACCAGCGCCAACAAGCAACTCGTTGATGCCAACAAGATGATGCTCGCCTTTATGGCCGCGCTGCTTATCCAGAAACACAACGGGGCGGCGGTTCTCAACAAGAACGAAGTCGAGAAGAACTTCTTCAACTACGACGTGACTTGGGACCCGGTAATCGACGGCTCAGAGTTCTTCAAGCTCACCGCAAGCCCACGCAAGGACGTTCAGTAGCGCCCGATGCGCTTGCCTTCGGACTTGATCGCGTCGAGGCTCATCGCGCAGTCGCTCGCGGGTTTGCTGCTCGGGGTCGCAGCCTCGGGTAGGTTATTGACCTTGCCGCCGCTCGGGCCTTTTGTAGACATCGGGCCGCCGGCAGGGTCAGGTTGGGTCTGATCCTTCGATCCCGGGACGGTCTTGTGCTTAGGTTGCACCCCAGTGCCAGTTGCTTTTTGACGTTCCAAAAACTCGCGTTGTTTTTCTTTCGAAGCCTCAAGCGCGTGTTGAGTAGCTTCCTGCCTATTCGCCCCGAAACGCACACCAGAACCTGGACCACCGTCGCTGTTCGACATCGTGTCTCTCCTATCTTTCTGATTACTCTTTCCCGCCTCATTCATCGCAGCGGCAACAGCCTGTTTCTGGGGGTGACCTGAATTGACCATTTCCTTGATATTCTTAGAGATGGTTTCCTGCGAGGAACCTGGGGTAAGGGGCATGGTCGTTCTCCTGAAAATGTCCTAATCAAAAAGCCCCGCGCTCTTTCCCAGTCTAGGAACCAAGGAAAGAACGCGGGGGAGTTTTACCCATCGGGAGGGTAGCTCTATGCAGCTTCTTCGTCTTCGTCGTCGGGCTGCAATCGCGGATTGGCCTGGGGTGCGCCCGTTCTTTTCACGCGGTTGTGACGCAGCCACCAGTGCATCTTCTGACCGGCTTCCTTGTCACCCGCAATTGAGAGGGGTACAAGGTGTACGCCTGGATTCCAGTGGTGCATCAGGCCTGCGTGATTGAGATGTACGGTACTGCGGAAGATGCAGGGCACCACTTGCTCAGTATCGAGCGCTTTCTCGTAGACTTCGACCTTGGCGGCCTCTTCGACTGGGACACCGATGCGGGCTCCGATACGCTCGCGCTCGTAGGCCGGACCTTCGGTCTCCTCAGAGATATCATCTTCGTCGTCGCTGTCCTTCAACGCTTTCTTGGGCCGGAAGTCTTTCGGCTGTTCGGCCTCCTTGTCCTTCTTGTTGAGCAATTCCTGCGTGACGCCTTGGACGCTGGCACTGAGGGGAATATTCGGCTTCGAGTTGGGGTCACCAGTCTCACCCGGGACTGGATCACCGGGAAAACGAATGCGTTCTGTTGCCATGGAATGTATCTCCTTTTCCTGTTGGCTTCGGTATAGCTTGGACTAGGCCATGCTATTTCTTGATGGAAACGATCTTGGGAGTTTTGTCCTCACAAATATCGTCCAGATGATCGCGGTACTTCTGCATTTTCTCTTCGGTCTCGAAAAACATCCACTGAGCGAAGTACTCGCTGTCGAAGGTTTCAAAAACAACCTCAACCGGAGTTGCGATCAGGTTGCCCCGGTTAAGCGGGTCGCTACAACTATCGAGCCGCAGCAGCAGTACCCCGTCGAATTGATCGGCAACCTTGCCATAGGCGACATGGTTGCCACAGTAACAGAAGTACTTGTCCTTGAAACTCATTCGTATGACTCCTGTTGATTCTTACTCTTAATCATACGCCTTTTGTCATTCCCAGTCTCCATCCGTTTGGGATTGGCTGGTCCGGAAGGATCATCTGGTTGCGCACCCCATTCGTTATCCAGCGGCTGCTTCCCTGAAGGTAACTCCAACCCTCTGGCAAAGATTCGTTCTTGTTAATCCGTTTGCGCTCGGTCCCGTTGGTTATCCAACGCAGGTCAGTGATCATAACTTTCATGCGCTTGTGGAACGCGCGTTGTTCCTTCGTCTGTCCGTTGTACTTACGCTTCTTTGGGCGCGGCTTCTTGGGCTTCTTCGGTTTGTTAGAGGGAAGTCGCCCGCGTCGCCAGCCCTCTGGTAAATCTTCGCCCTTGAAAAATTGTTCCTCTGTCCCGTTGGTTATCCAGTGCGAGCCTCTAACCTTAGCGTGAGCGAGCTTAGCAGTTTTTCTGGCCCAGGGTCGCTTCTTTCCTGAATTGCTTCTACCAATTGACGCCTTATGCTCTTCAGAAAGAGGCCCGCATTTACCCCTTCGACCGTAGAACCAACCCTCTGGTAGAGGCTCATCTGGCCCTAGCTTCTTCGTCTCCAAACCGTTAGTGATCTCACGAGGGCGGATTACAATTTCTTGGCGAAGATACTTGGCACTTCCAGTTAGTCCAGGACGAAACCCTTGAGGCATTGGCTCAGTTTTTGGCCAACACTGGTTAACGTCACCGTTAGTAATCCAACCAATACCCTTTCTAAACTGATTGCCTTGGAGTTTGATCGCGGTCTTCTCAGAAATTGCTTTCCGTACCGCTTCATCTGCGTCAACAAGCCCGTCACCCCCGAGGGTGCCGTTAGTCAACTGTCTCCTAGAAAATTTAGCGATCCAATGCCGCTCGCGCTTTCGCCATTCCTTCAATGTAGTCTTCTCTAGAACAGCCAGCTTAGGTAACGCTCCTTTCTTTGAGAACACTTCTGATCCACTTCTGCTTTCGGGTCTTGTTGTTCTTTTTTGAGTCATGAAGATGCTCAGTCAACCGCTTCTCTGGAGTATGGGCTCGCCCGATATAGCGAATCCACTTATCGCCCCAAGGTCTCCAATCAGGGTGCAGTCGCTCGTCGGTTTCGTCGTAGAGGGCGTAGATATAAATTACCTGCGCGTCATCTGTCACGTTTCGTCTCCGGGTTGAGTAAATTCTAGCCGTAGCTATACATACTCAACCCGAAAACGTCTAGTTCGTTCTGGAAATAGCCCCTAATTGCTGGAGGTTACCCAAAAGTAGCTCGGGGGCTAAACCGTTGATCTCTCAGCTTAATCCGTCGCGATAGCAGAGCAACTCCGGGTAGACTATCTCGCATACACCAAGCCTGCCATAATAAGTACTGCGGTGCCAAATCGAGTCATATTGGAGTGGCGTCTTCGCCAGGAGTGTCATCGGGTAACGCACCCGATCCTTGTCCTTTGTGTAGACCACCATCCGGTCATGACCGGCAGCGCCCACTGTCACTGTGCCGCCGACGCCAGTACCGAGGCACCACTTCAGTGACTTGATGTCCAGCGTTGCACCGCCCTGACGAGCCGTGATGTTATTCTCCAGCACGTAGTTGAGGATGCTCACGTTACCGGCGCTCGACACCTTCTGGGTGGCGATGTAGCCGAAATCTGCCGGTGGAAGAAGAACACTATCCGGCAGGATGGCCCAACCAGAAGCAGCCCACGCACTCGTCAGGGCCTCGTTGAAGTCCTGAAGAATTTCGTCGGGCGTCTTGCTGGTCCAAAGGGGCGAGTTCTGCGCCCCGTTGGCAACGTTGGCGACGTTGGTGACCGCATCAGTGGTGGTGCGGTTGTTGGAGTTGACGAGGCCATAGAAGGCACCTGGGGTGTCTCCGTAGTAGACCATTTCGTCAATTTCCATCTGGTGAGCCAGCTGAAGTGCCTTGTACTTCTGCTCGTCCACCGGGCGGCCGATTCGCGCGGCGCTTTCCAGTTCCAACACCGTGTAGGCAATTTCCTTGCCCCAAGGAATCAGTGGCTGGGTGATCTTCGCGATATCGACGCTGACCCGGGAGACCTGGTTGGTGTTCTTACCAATCCAGGACTTCGAGTTGCCGACGCCTGCGCCGGTACCGAGGCCACCAGCAGAGGTATAGGTCGAAGTGGTGAAAGAACTCACTTCGTCAGCAGTCGTCACGTCTTCGCGAAGGTCGATGTCGCGGCCCCAGGTAACGGCGGCCAGCGGCTCGTGGAGCGTTAAGTCAAGACGCTCCAACTCACCCACCAGGAACGCACCGGAGGAATCCACCGTGCGATTGTCGTGGGTCTTGTAGGCCTGAGCGAAGACCTTGCCACGCTGATTGCCTGACTCATCCATGGCCTGGTAGCCACGGCTGTCATAGGTCAGCATGTCGGTCGTCCGGTAGCGGCCAAGGCTTCGGCCGCGAACCAAGCGTTCGTGTTTCATTTTGGAATATCCTTTTCTGGCTTCGCGCCGATTAGAACTTGTTCAGGATGAGTTCGGCGACACCATTGGAATCCGCAGGGGAGTTCCAAGAGTAGTCGGTGACGTCCAACGCAATGGTATTACCACCCGACGCCGCGCCTTCGAAGCCGCCCTGGACGTGACCACCACCCGACGCCGCAATCCAGATAAAGACCGCGCCGCCCTTGGCCGGAGCACCGTTGAGGACGCCGCAGGTGACCATGACGTAGCCGCCACGAATCACATCCACCGGCTGTTGCGTCGGCGGAGCCACCGCACCGTAAGGCACGGCACCGCTCTGGTTCGAAGTTGTGGCCTGCTGGATCGGGTAGGGCCGAACAACGACACCCCAGATCGAGGTGAGCGCCCCGTCACCAACGGAGAGCGGGCGAACACCAGCGTTGGCGCCACCAGCCGTGTCAACGACGCAGGGCTGACCATAGAGCGTGATCGGGTTGATCGGCGAGTTGAGCGCCGGTTGGATCGAAGCGGGATGGCCGCGATTGACATCGCCCGGGAAACCCATTCCCATGCGGAAGGCAATCGCGGTGTCCAGCGTGCGGTAACGGCCAAGAGAACGGCCCCGCAATAAGGCAGGCGCGGCCATCAGCAGCGCCTTATCGTTCGTGATGAGTTTCATAACTCCTGAGCTCCTTGTTGAAGTTGTTGCTTGAGGCGAAGCGCTTGTTAGTGCTTCGCAGCGTATTTTTCGCGGTTCACCTTGTTCAGTTCCGCAATCGACTGGATACCACCAGCAGCGTTTCCACCACGAGTGCCGCCGCCGTCGTAAGACGAACGGTCTGTGGCCCGGTGGTTGTTGCTGGAACCGACAGTCGAGGCCGCCGCATTGAACAGGACACGGGTGGATGCATGCGACATCCGCTTCGAATCCATCGTGCGACCACCCATCGCTGCGTCGATGACGCCCCGCGTGCCCGCCTTGTTATAGGCGAGGTCGAGGGCCGTTTGCCGAAGCCTCGCGATCTGACCGAAGGTCCGGACCGGAGAAGCCTTGCTGTCGAAGGTCGGCAGGGCGATACCCGGGGCAAGAACTTCCGCCTTGGATAGCGTGTCCTGGAACGCATCTTCCAGGTACCGGCTGTCGGTGGCGCGGCGGGCCTTGTCGCCAGTGCCGGGAGGAGCTTCGAACTCAAGCTCACCAAGGATTTCCTTGTTGGCTTCGTCCCGCTTGTCGGCGTTGCGACGACGATCACCACCCCGCTCCTTGATGCGCTCAGCCATCTCTTCGCGCTCCGACGGTTCGTCACGGCTACGGTCGCGGTGACGATCCATCTCCAGGTTCTCCTCAGAGGCCGTTTCGTCTTCGCCCTTTCCGAACTCGTGCTCTTCCAACTCTTCCGGAAGCTCGCCGTCCTTGTTGCGACGGTCACCCTTCCTGAGTTCCTCAAGCGTATCGCTCATGGCCTTGAAGCGCTTGTCGTTGGCCTCCTTCTCCTTCTTGAACCAAGGCGGCATCTCTTCCTCGTCATGAGCACGATCGAAGCCAGGCGGGTCCTTCTCGGGCAATTCGCCGCGCCCGTTGTCCATGCCCCGGTAATCGGGCACGTGGTTGTGCACCTCGATTTCCGGCTGCTCATCTTCGGAAGGCTCTTCCACATGCTCTTCCAGTTCGTCCATCGCATCTTCGAACGCGCGTTCGTCCTTGGCGGCAAACGCCCGTCCAAGCTTACGAAACGCCCGGGTAACTGCATTGGTTCTCTTAGCCATAAAAGGCTCTCCTTATGTTTAGTGGTTTACAGGGTTATCTACTCATGCGCCGCAGCAACCGATTTAGCCGCCTCGCCCTGGCGGGCGTGAAGAACGTGTCTGGGACAGGTTCCTCATCAACGGTACGTTGGTCACCGATTGCGCAGTTCGGGCCGCATCGCCCGCTCTGAACCAGAGCCAGGTGGTTGTAGCGAATACGTACTTGCTCACCACGCCCCGGGATAGGTTCCAGCGTATCAGGATCGAGTAGCTGGAGATAGTCAGGATTGTAACCGCAGGAAACCTCGCGCTTTCCTGACTCGATGTCTTCAATCATGTCGTAGTCATAAATGATCATGTCAACGACCACGAAGTCATCTTGGTCGTCTTCGCCACGGCGAGGCTTAACGACAAAGCCCTTCGTGTACTGCTTCCAGTTCTTGGGGTCCACGTCCTTCGGCGGATGATCATCAGTAACTGGCTTACCGTTGAGCGAGGCCAACGAACGCGGGTCGAACACCTCTGCCTCGCTGCGGGTGACACGAACACGACCGTCTGGCCCGGAGCCTAGCTCCTTCGGAACCTCCTTTGGAGCGTAGATCATTTCACCGATGCGGGCCACCGGGACATCGTAGCAAATCAGAAAACCCTCGGGGGTGCGCTCGCGATTTGGGCCGATACTCTCTGCGGTGTAATATTCAATATCAGTGGTGTCTAGCTGACGACGATCAGTCGCGCGTTGGGTAAGCGTCGGAAGCTCACCAGGTTCCAGCGTCGTAACTTCCCAATCGGAAAGCTTCTGCTCAGGCATTACTAGGTCAGCGAAGCCAATGTCCTTGTCTTCGCCCCAGCTACCTTCGCGATTGGAAAGCACCTTGATATCGTTCCCGTCCTTGACAATTACTGCCTCGAAAGAGAGCCCACCCGATTGACTCAGCTTGTAAC